TACCCAAGTTTTATTTGAAACATCTTTAGTAAAAGTTTCACTTGCAGAATCAAAATATAATTCTCGTAAATCTTCTACTCTTGAATCGTAATCTGGAATTACCACATCATAAAAACCATAAGTTTTTAACTCATCATCTGAAAGTAAATCAAATCCTCCAAGAACATTTCCCCAAGATTTAGGTAATCTATCGTATGTTTTAATTTGTCCGTTTATTTCTATTGCTTTCATATTATTATGGTGTTGTGTCTGCTGTATATGTTATTACTGAATAGTTAAATACTGCTGTTGCTGAATCATCTACACAAGCAACTTGTAAAAAGTTAGTTCCTGTGCCATCATATTCAGAAGTTCCTATTCTATTAAATGTTTCGCTTGTAGCTGCGTCACTATCAAGTGTAATCACTTGGGCTGCTGTTAAGCCATATATTCCAATTACCTGTCCTTGTTTAAAATTAGTAAAGCTAATTGTTGTTGCACCTGTTAAAGACGCTGTGAATTCAAATGTAGTGGCTGCTGACCAGTCAATACTTATAGTTCCTGACGTAGAACCTGTAGTTGATTTAGCGGTGTATCTATCTTCTAATTTAGCAAATGTTACATTGTCATCTGCTATGTGAACTGTATCAACTGCTCCATCTGCTATTTTATCTGAATCTACAGCATCATCTGCAAGTTTAGCAGTTGTTATACTTCCATCTGCAATTGTTACACTTGGAGAACCCCAAGAAAAACTTCCGTCTCCATCTGACAGTAATGATTGTCCAGAAGTACCGTTACCGCTTACATTTAAAAGAGATGCACCTACAACATCTGAATCTGATGTTCCAATTAAAGTACCATTTGTTGTTGAAACAATAACACCACCGTTTGTTAGTGTAAGTCCAAGAGCATTTCCTGCACCATCAGTAAGTGCTTGTGCTGAACTATCAATAGTTCCATTATCACCCACTTTCAATAATGAAGTATAAGTATCTTTTATTTTATTTCCTGTTAAACTTGCCATTTTATATTATTTAAATTTGTTCCCAATTTGTATTTTCGTGATTCCATTGATGGCTATTTTTATTCCAATAAGATTTTAGATGTTTTATAATCTTTACAATCTTATTTCCAATCTTCGGTAAACCAAGTCCAAGTCCTAACATACTACTCTATATAAGCTATTATTTTACCTGCTGAACAACTAATCGTATGGAATGATCCATAAATTATCATACCAGTAACAAGTTCTAAACTTGTAATTGTAGTATCTCCTTTTGTTGTATTGTTTGTAGCACTTATCGTTGCATCTTCTAAAACTTGGATTGCATTGTATTGATTTCCTACTGTACTGGTTTCGCCACTTGCAATTATTTCTAATCCAAAATCACCAAAAGCTGATTTGTGGTAAACCGAGTTGTAACTCATATCATTTGCCATAATTGAAATATTTACTACAAAAATAACAAATTATAATTTAATGTTTTCGACCTTGACCTCTGTATTTTTTCTTATAACCATTTTGACCACGACTTGCATTTTTGCTATGCACTCCAGGTCTTTTTTTCTTGGGTTTCTCTATGTATGAAGTGTAAAGTTTACGAGGCATTTTTAGACATCATTTCAGTTTTATGCTTTGATCCCATAGAACTACCAAAATAATATCCTATGACTTGTGTAAAAGCTGCAACAACTGCACCAAAACCCATATCAAATAATCTTTGAGATTCCTCTGGAATTTGCCATACACCAATAGCACCTGCGACAACTGCAACAAAAGACAACGTTATACCCCAACCTACAGTTTTAAAAAGAATATCGTTTGATCCAGATTGTATAGCTGCAATTTCTCTTTGTCTTGCTGAAGCCCTATCAGCAACTTCAGCTTCGTATGCTTCAAGAATTAACTCTTGTGCTTTGATTTTATCCTCTACTGGTACATCAGATTCTTTTATAGAAGCAATAACTTCTTCAACACTCATATTGCCTTGTATTAATGAACCGAGTGTTGGATTAATTAATCCTACTGCACCTTTTAAAAGTTTACCAACAGTTGTTTCACCAAATTTTTTTTTCTTATTACTCATCTTCTATTTGGTCTAAATTAAATGGGTGATATGTAGTAAAAGCCTTACCAGGTTTTCTTTTTGCTTGATATACAAGACCACGATTATTACCTTTCACATAGCTAATGTGAATCCAAGCAGGATTGTTGTCATCTCCTAATTCCCATATCAGCTTATCAAACTCAAATTCATTTTTAATTATATAAAACAATTCGCAATTAGAAATCTTTGTTGCATCAAGATCAATAGCACACCCCTCTATATGTTGCGAAGTTGTAGCTGAACCAGAAATAGCTTTGTTAAGTTCTTCACATCTAAAGAAACTATTAATTAGTATTGGCTCACCAACTCTTTCTCTTAATGGTTCAAATAAATCTTCTGCAAGGTCTTGCATATTATTTAACTGCTCATCATTTGGAGTATTATCTATTTCTAATTTTTTGGCAGTAGCAGATCCAGTTGCTTCTTTCCAAGATATATGTTTGCTAAATTTTTTTGCTTTTGGCATAATATTTAATTTTGTTGAACTCTATTTGCAATATCAATAATTGCTCTATAATAAGTTTTCTCATTATCGTTTTCTTCGCTATATGCTATCCCATTAATGTTTGAAGTAAATACATTAAAGTTATTGGAAGATAAATCAAAGAAATCCGTTGTAGATGTTTTGATTAATTCTAATATTGATTCTACAATATCGTTTACTTGCAGTTCACCACCATCATCAGAGAAAAATGCAGTTACAACTTCTATTCTTGTTATACATTCTACAATAAAATCAGTTTGGTTTTGATTTGTTTGTGCAGTATCTACAGAATAGATAATTATGTATGGTTCGTTTTGAGTTGATGGAACACGATTATAAACTGGCACATTTGAGCCATCATAAGTAACGTTTCCGTTTAATAGAGTGAATATCTTTTGTCTTATATATCTTATTGGTTCTTTCATCTTAAAGCCCTTGTAATCGCATTATTTAAATCTAAAACTAATCTTTTTAATCCTGTGTTTATTTTGCTATAAAAATATGGTTGTGCCTTTTGAAACTTTGTACCAAATTCAAGAAACCCTGAATATGGTGCTTTTGATTCTATTGCTTTCTCTCTTGCATTGTAAACAACATTGTTTCTTAAATTACCAGTATCAACTGGTATTGGTGGTCTTTTTATTTCTCTAACAATACTTAAACCATTTCTATCTATAATAATATCTGCATCTCTTTCGGAAACTTTTTCAAGTTTACTAAACAACCTATCGATTTTGCGAAGATCAGATTTATTAACTCTTATTTCCATTACTCTCTTTTTGTTGCCGTTATAGATGTAAAATATTTATACTTGCTATCAAACATTGTATTGATTTGATATTGACCAGATTCATTTTCTATTTCAAGCAAATCTGTTGTTGCAATATCATCAGCAGTTTTTTTTCTTACTATAAGTTCAATAACTAAATTCCTATCTCTTTTCCCATTCTTTGTTGTTATATCGCCATCAGTATAATTAACACTTGCCCAAATTGTTGTTTGGGTTGAAAGTGTAGAAGTAAATCCACCAAAACCATCAGCAGTTTTACTTTGTCTTTTGACTAAAACTCTTGTGTCTAAATCTCCTGCTCTCATTAAATAAACATTGCTTTATAAGAACTCAATATACTTTTTACATCAGTTGGTATTTCACTTACAATAGTTCCAGTCACAAAATCTGCTCTATTGTCGTACAAGTTAGAAATCATTTGAAGATTCGCTTGTATTAAAAAGCTATCATTTAAACCACTTGTTGTGTAACTTACAATGACTTCTTTAGATGGCAAACTATTTAACTCTACAATTGTATCATCAAGTCCATAAGTTTCGTAAGCAGTTGTAGCAGTTCCCTCAACTGTTATAGATTGTATAGAAGCAATAGGGGAAAAAGGCAAAACAAATCTCTCATCAACACTCGCTAAATATAATTTTCTTGTTTTAGCTACTATGTCTTTTGAAATATAGTTTTCAATAATAATCCTTGCTTGTGTTATCATTTGACCAATTAAGGTATCATCAGCACTTGTATCAACTCTTAAATAAGTTTTAGCAGTTGCAGTATTTATTAATTCAGATCCTGTTGCAGAATCGATCTTAATTTGTGTGTGAAAACGAGTTAAATGATTACTGTAATATCTCATTATTTAATTTTTTTTGTTTTTCTCCTATATGCTTGTTTTAGTTCCTTTGTTTCTTTTGTTTTTTTTTCTTGGTTATCTAAACCAAAAAATCTTAAAATGTCTATTAACATAATTATTATTTAAAACAAAAATACAAAAAAAATGCACCATAAAATTTACAGTGCATTTGAAAAGAATAAAGAAAGAAAAAACTATTTGAAGTCAAAGTTATTAAAATATTTTGAATTATCATTTGTAAGGCTTAACCTTACTGACATTCTTTTGCCATCATTTTTAAATATGAAAAAACCTTTAAACTTATCAACCCATATTGCAAAGTAATCTACATCTTTTTTTTCGTAAGGGTGATGCCAAGCAATATGAATTGTTTTTCTATGTTTTCTAAAATCTTGATTGGTAGATTTTATTTGTATGCGATAAATCTTATCTCCTGTGTCAGCTATGCAATCATAAAGGGAGGAATGAATTAGGGGATAGGAAACTATTATATCTCGTTTAAGACATTCAATACCAAATTGATATTCGGCAATACAACCTACTGCATTGCTATCCATACCATAAAGTTAAAAAAAAAGTGGCTAACCTAAATTAACCACTTCAAAACAACTTAATTATATGAAAAAAACTAATTAACTAAAGTATTTTCTTCGTTACTCTTTTCTAAAGTATCTTCTATATTATATGCTAAACCTAAAACCTTAAAGTAATCATCTTGGTTTACATTTTTTATATCCCAATTCTCTGATATAACTTTCATAATCTTTGGAGTTAATTTTCTTACCATTATCTAAATAACCAAAATAAAAAGTTAATAAATAGAATTGACCAAAATATAAATTGAGGCAAACCCCAAACAATATATTTTATAATTCGCTTTTGTAGTTCAATATCTACTGGCATATTAATTTCTTTCTTTGTTGCTTTATAAATTGTTTTCATTATCCGTTTATAATTAACATTATAGACCATAGGCAAAAGAACATTGCAAATCCTATTGCAATATATCCTATGATCATTAATAAATCTTGTAATAAATTTTTCATAATTAATTTTTGTTTAATATTCTTTGCATATTGTTTTTTGCTTGAATAAATTTAATTTGATCTACACAATCATTTAAAGATTTTTCAGTCACTGTTGATGACATACAAATAATAGCTAATTGCTTTCTTTGATATTCAGGCAATCTTAAAGCTGCTTTTGTTAATTGTTCTAAAGTATATTTTTTCATAATTGTTGTATTTAAAAACAAAATTACAAATCTTTTTTAAAATACCAAATATATTTTAATAATAAAGATAATTTTTAATGATTATTTAACATTGGGGTATAAAAAAAGGGGCATAAAGCCCCTTTAGTTATTTACTACCTAATTATTACGGTGTTTCAAGTGCTGTTTTAGCAGTGCTAAATGTTCCTTGAACAATCGCATTTGGTTGGTAATTAGTTAAAGCAACTCTTTCAGATACTTTAACAGTTACGAAACCATCTCTGAAGTTAGTAGAATCTTCTCTTGAGAACTCAACAGAAACATTATCTCTAATCCAAAGTTGTGTAGCTTGGTTTAAATCACCTACAAGGAATTTACCTGCAGTCACTGCCGTATTAACAGTAACAGGTACTCCCATAATTGTTGGTACTAAACCAGAGTAAATTTGATTTCTTAAATACTCATTAGTAGTCGCTTTTAATAAAGCAATCTTGTGCATATCAGTTGGATTTAACAAGATACTACTTGCAGTATAGTTAGATAAAGCTAACTGGTTACAAGCAGCTACTAATACATCATATTCATTTGCTGATTCTACCGACTGGTAAAATGCACCACCTGATGTAGTATCAAATGCAGCACCATCAGTAAATAATCCATCAAGGTTTGGAGATGATCCATCACCGTTTAAGATTTCGTTATCCTCAATAGATAACACTTTACCTGGTACTCTTGCACTTAAATATGAAGTTAATTGAGGTGTGTCTGCTAACATTTCTTCTGTGATTCTCATAAATGTTCCAATCTTCTCAACATTTACTGAAGTTGCAGTAATATCGAAATCTGACTGACCTAATGTAGAACCTTGAGCAGTAGCAGCTGCACCATCATCATAAGCTGATTCTTTTGGGAATCTAATTGTTTGTGCATCAGTAGAACCATTTGGTATAAGGTTTCTAATGTGTACACTTCTTGATGGATCAAACTTAAAGTCAGGAATAACAGTTTCACCTGCCACAACTCCTGTATAAGCATTTGCCATTGTCATATCACCTGCTTTCATTTCAAATTTAGCAGCATTTGAATTTCCTTTTAATAAGGACTCAATAGCACCATCATTGATGCTTTTGATTAAAGAACCTTTAAATGAAGTTGGTCTTTCAGAAGCCGTAGCTTTTTTTTGTGAAACTTCAAATGAATCCATTCTTTTTGTAGCTTCTTCGTGCTTTGCTAAAAACTCTGCCGATAAGTTGTCAATCTCACTTTTTAATGAAGATTCGATTTCTCCTTTAGCATTGTCTTTCGCAGATTCGAAGGCTTTTTCAATTTTGGAATCGACAATATCTCCGATTTGGTCTAATTCCTTTTTAATATCTTCGTTCATTACGATTTTTTTAATTTATTAAACAAATAATTATATATCTCGCTATTATCTTGCTTAACTTCCAACGGCTCTGTAACTTCAATATCAGTTGGCAGAGTGCTTATTTCATTAAAAATAGATTTTAGCTTTATAAGTTCTGCTTCAATAGCATAACCTAAATTGTCAGATATTTCACCCTTGCGAATTAACTTCACAAGTTTGTCATACCTTTTCAACACTTTTTCCTTATCTATATTCCCTTTTACATCTAATATCATAGCTTCATCATTTGCAGCAAGGGTTACTGCAGAGATTTCATAAAGTTTAACTTCTGTTAATTTTCTATGATAATTTTCATCATTAGAAGCCTCCTTTTGTAAAGGAAGTATTCCAACACTATTTTCAGTAATTACTCCTGCCTTCATTAATTCAAGTACATCTTTACCAAGTTGTGTTTTTGGAATTTCAGCTTCGAACATCAAACCCTTTTCATCTTCATATAGATTTCTCATCTTTCCGATAGGTTGATCCATATTATGTTGATATAAGTACTTAACTCTCTGACCATTCTCTAAAATGGTTTTCTTGTAAGCACCAGGTGCAATTACATCACCATCACTATCTATATTATTAAAAATAGAACCATAACCTTTTACGATTCCTGCTTTTTCATCAGCATCAACTAATTCGCCAATGGGACTTGATTTGTATATTATATTTTCCATTTTACAAAGATATTAATTTTCTATATATACTAATTCACCCCCACCATTCACTTCAGGTCCCTCTGGAAGAATGACATCAATCTTTCTACCATTTGCATTTTCTAACATTTCAATTATTTCATCTATATCAAATTGCATAATCCAAGATCTTGGTGATTCAGAATTAGGGTGTAATTTTTCATATTCTTGTGATAATTCAAATAATCTTTCCATTATATTTTATTTATTAAAGTTTCAATTAGTTCGATTGTTTCTTGATATATTTTAGGATATAATTTCTTAAAAACTGGATTCCCTAAATAATAATTCTCAAAGGAGTGTGCTAAAACTTCAGCTACTTGCGAATAAACACCACCTCTGGTATAGTATGCGTTTGAGTGTCCATACCCAATTTTATTTTTTGTTAAAGCACCAAAGAAATCAGACATTGCACCGTGAAAACTTGTAAAATCTTTTGCTGAAAGTTCAGGAAACTGACTTTGTACTCTATAAAATTCATCATAATCAAATAACTTTTTATAAGGCTTTAAGGCTTCATTCTGAACACTCTCTCTTTGTTTATAACCTAATTGTTTTCGCCATTTTTCAAAAGTTTCTTTAACATCATTATCTAAAATTGGACTTCTTTTTTTACCAGGCACATATTTAGCCCAACGATTTTGTTTATGAGCCATATGTCCTATTTCGTGAACTAAAACTCTATTAATAGTATTTTTTGTATTATAATTTTTAATATTTATTTCAATACCATTTTGATTTGCAAATGATTTACCTTTTCTCTTTAATTTTAATGAAATAGGTGCATTTAACAACTTTGTAACTTCCATTGCTTTATCATCAATCTCATATCCTTGTTTCTTTAAATCATCTATTGCACTTGGATAAAAATTAGGTCTTTCTTCTTGAACAACCCTTTGTCTTGGTACTCTAACTGGATTAGCTTCAATTCTCTCTGGAATTTCTCCTTGTTGTACTTCTTCTTTTGGGAAAGGTGCATTGGTACATCTACAATTTATTACATTCCAAGCACTTCCTGCTGAATCTCCTGGATAACTCAATAGTTCACCACCTACATTAAACTTCTCATTCATATCAACTACTTGACCATTCGCTTCTATATGTTCTATCCTAACTCTACTATCTAAAGTGGCAATCCACTCTTTTTGAAGATTGTTTTTTCCAAATACATCTATTGCACTTTGATTAGTTGCATAGTTTGCAGCATTTACACTTTCAGTTCTTACTATTCGCTTTGCATTAGATACACTTAACTCATCAAACTTCTTTCTTAATATTCTACCTGCTTGTGCTTCATTCATAGATTGAAACTCCTCATCAGCCATATATCTTTGAAGAACTTTAACAAACTCTTTTCTTCTATTGCCACTAATACTTACAACTCTCTCACCTGCAACACTTGAACCTATATAAGCAAACTTCTCGTTCCATATATCTGTATATTCATCTGTAATGTCTTTTTTAATATACTTCTCAAAATTATTAGCATACCACTTGGCAAATCGAAATCCTATCTCCTTGTATAGTTCTACATACAAAGTTGTCAATTCAAATTCCTTAAAATAAGTTTGTGGGTTAGGCATTTTTCGTGTTTGAAGAAACTCATCTATAAGTTGCCTATTTTGATTCTTTAGGTAAGAATAAAACTTACGATCTTGTTTAGCTTCAGATTTATCTAACTGCGAAAGCCAATCTTTATGAAATTGTTGTTTGAATTTTTTAGTCAGCATTTTCTGCGATTCTTTTAGCCCAAGAAACCATAGCTTTGCCACCCCAAAGATTATAGGCTACATAACCTTTGTCTTTCCACGGCTCATCTCTATATTCATCAGCTATTTTCGCATTTTCTTCGTGTCTTGATAAAAACGAATGTACTCTCTTAACAGTTTCAAGAGATAGTGCTTCTCTACTTGCAAGTTGATTTGCTCTTTCCCAACCAACTCTTGTTCCGCCTTTCACAACATCTCTACCATACTTTTCTCGCCACTCTAACATTCTTTTTGCATTGTTAGTAGCACCTTGTGGATAATCTTTATAGCTTTCAGCTTTTTGAGATTTCTTGCTTGACATTGGGTGTCCACTTGGAAGTAAATCAGTATCGTGTTTACCAGATCTGAATTTTCCGTTTCTTAAAGCATAAAGGAATGAATTAACTCTTGCATAAGCCCATTGATCCTCACTTGTTACACTTGGTCTTACACTTTGTGGATTTGTTCTATATGCACCAACCCCTCTATTGAAAACTGTTTGTAGTGTTCTATAATTAGTTCTCTTGCTTGGATTATCACCTACTTTGTCATTATGCTCGGTTACTTTGTTTCTTAAACCTCTTTCTACTGAACTTCCAGGCTTTACTGGTTTGTCGATATAATCTTTATCATCTTCTTCTTCTTCGTGTCTATATTTTAAATCTAACAACTCATCATAATTAACATTAACACTCTTTACTTCTTCTTCAATAATCTCATTGTTTAGTGGCACAAGATTCATTGGAATATAGTAATCGTTTAATTTCTCATCATCTGCATCAACACCATAACTCATAGCTTGTCTTTTCTCATTTGGAGTTAGCCACCAAGCCTGGCTCATTTGCCCTACAACTTTATCCATTTCCTCTTGCATTTCAGAAATACTTGAATAATCAAAATCTAAATAAAGTTTCTCACCATAAGCAGGTACAAGCCATCTGTTCAGTTCATCTTTGATTTTATTTAACTCTGGAATTACTGCATTTTGATATAAACTCTTTTTCGCTTCAATTACATTGTTGTAAGTAGAAGATTCTGTATTGTTTAATAAAACTGCAGGTACCGAATAGATATTACATAAATCTTTGATACTTGCATTGTATTGCTCAATTAACGAAAGATCACTTGCACTCATACCAAAGTTTATCCAAGATAACTTCTTTGGTGTAATAACAATATCTCCTGCATTATTAGAGCCAGAATAACTATGTCTAAACTTCTCTTTTAATTGTTGTGCTTGTACTTCATTTAAATCACCCTCATCACTCATAAGCACACCTCTTGCAGTTTGGTTTTGTAAATATTTTGCACCTGTAGTTACTGCTTCGTTATTTGTGTCTAACGATCTCAAACCTGCTCTTAATGGCGACATTCCGTACAGGTGGCTACCAGTTCCATCATAGTAAGGATTGAAATCCTTTATATGACATACATCTTCGGCAGCAATATCATAAGTTCCATTATACTCTAAAGCATAACTCTTAACTGGCTCAAATATTCCCCCACTCTTTATTTCTATCTTTTGACTTGGAAGAACATATAATTCTTGCCATTTGTTTTGATTTGGTCCTGATTCAGGTTTAATACCATAGATGTATCTGTTTCCAGTTAATTTACCAAATGCTATTATCTCTTGAATCCAAGAATTGTAAGATTGAGCAGGATTAGGTCTATTTAATAACTCGTGAAGTTCTGTGTGTTCTACTTCTTCAAGAGCGTGTTTTCTTAATACATCAGCTTTGTATAATGAAGCACCATTAGCAATACCACTTGTCATTGCTTTATATTTTTTTAATTCGTTTTCGTTTTTTACCTCATAGATTTGGAAAGGAATCGTTGCTGCAGTATTAGCTATTAGATTTACAATAGAATATACAGTTGTATTGTATTGATACCCTTTTTCAATGTAAGTGCTATCATTTTCTGGATTCCAAACAATGCTTTGACCTAAATAGTTATAAATCGCCCTGTTAAAATCTA